CCGGCGATCCTGCTTTATGTGCAGCCGGGCAAGACCGCAGCGGCAAACGACGGGACCGTCACGCGCACGTCGTTCTTCCAAGCGCGCTATCGCCGGTCAGGGAGCGAAGACCCCTTCACCTACGCCCCTTATGCCGCCGTCGACGCGCCGTTCATCGTCTTGAGCCCAGTCGAGAACGGGATAAACTACGACATCGGGGTGCGCGCGATCGGACCAGACGAGAGCACGACCAGCGCCTTCGTCGACATCGCGAACCATCAAGTTCTCGGCGCGACCGCAAAACCACCGGCGATCGACACCTTCTCGCTCAATACGATCGGGGACCACACCTATGTCGAGTGGACCTACCCGTCGATCGCGGTGGACGTGACGGGCTACGAGATCCGCTATTCCGCAAACCAGAATAACACCTCTTGGCCGACGATGACGGTCTTGTCGGACGCGCTCCCCAGAGAGGCGCGCGCTTTCACCGTCCCCAGCCGGTCCGGATCTTACGCGATCAAGCCGATCGACGTCTTGGGCAACCGCTCGGTATCCGCGCTTTATATCAACGCTTCCTTAGAGGATCCGGCGGCACTTAATGTCGTTCTAGCCTTACCGCAAAATCCGCTTTGGGCAGGCATAAAGACAGGTGTCGAGCTCTATACCGGAGATCTTCAGCTTGAGAGCAAAAACTATATGGCAGTTTGGACGACGCTCGCGTCGGTCTCGGCCATAGGATTTACCGCCGCGACGGGTTACGAGGCCGAAGGATATTATGAGTTCGGCGAGACGGACCTCAGTCAAGTCTATACGTCGCGCGTTACCGCAGACGCCGTCGTCAGCACGTCTGGGGGTCTATCTACTATGGCCGCGTGGATCTCTCTATCTGGCGTGGCGACTATCGCGGGGCTCGACACCGGAGACGAGGTGCAGATCGAGATCCAAGTCAACTATTCGATCGTCGACAGCGCGACGCCGGTCTATCAGGGGTGGCGGCGCTTCGTCGTCGGGGACTATACGGCGCGGCATCTCAAATTCCGCGCGGTGCTATCGACGCTTTATTCGACGATCACGCCGACCATGAGCGCGCTCTCGGTGTCTATTGATATGCCGGACCGCGTCGATCAGGGGAACGATCTGGTCTCCGGGGCAGCATCTTACGCCGTCGCATTCTCGCCGCAGTTCCGCGAGATCCGCTCGATCACGATCGCCGCACAGAACATGGCGACCGGCGACTACTACGCAATTTCGAACAAGACGCGCACGGGGTTCGATGTTATATTCCGCAACAGCGCCGGAACAGCGATCAGTCGGACGTTCGACTATCAGGCGATCGGGTTCGGCAGAGAGAGGGGCACTTAAATGTCGCAATATGATTTCGGGACGATCGACCCGAACACAAAGAGCGGGACCGCGCTCGCAACCGATCTTAATTCGTGGCGCAACGCGCTGCACTCGACGCACGGCGGGTCGACCGCGCCGTCCTACATCACCGCCGGGATGCTCTGGCTCGACACGACCGCAGCAAACTACGAGCTCAAGCTCTACGACGGCGCGCAGTCGATTACCGTCGCGATCATCGACGCAACGAACAACGTCTCGCGGGTCGCGGTCGACAGCGCCGAGACGAGCTACATCACCGCGACGACCGCCGCACAGATCAAGTTCGTCATCGCGAGCGTCGACACCGCGACGATCCGCTCGACCGGCTTGCAGTTCAACATCGCGTCGCCTTACATCGGGGACAGCAGCAACAACGCGCTTTTGTCCTTCTCGACTACCGCGAGCGCGGTTAATCAGATTAACGTCGCGAACGCAGCGACCGGCACGAACCCCGTGATCTCGGCGATCGGCAACGACACGAACATCGGCATCACGTTGACCCCGAAGGGGACGGGCCGCACGAATATCGGCCAGCTCGCGGTCGACGGGACGACGATCACGACGACCGCAGCACAGCTAAACTTCGTCACTGGTGTCACATCGGCCATCCAGACGCAACTTGACGCAAAAGCTGCATTAGCGTCTCCTGCGCTGACAGGCACACCTACCGCGCCGACTGCAACAGTTGGGACAAACACCACGCAGATCGCCACGACTGCTTTTGTGCTGGCTAATGGCGGCGCGGCGGGTGAGGTTTCATTTTTTGCAATGAGTTCCGCGCCTACTGGATGGCTAAAGGCTAACGGCGCTGCGGTATCTCGCACAACCTATGCAGCCTTGTTCACCGCCATCGGCACTACATTTGGCGTAGGTGACGGGTCAACTACATTTAACGTGCCAGAATTGCGCGGCGAGTTTATTCGTGCTTTGGCTGATGGTCGTGCGGTTGATACTGGACGCGCCCTTGGCTCTGCACAGGGTGACGTTTTTAAAAGCCACACTCACACCGCACCAGGCAACAGAGATAGCACTGCGGCGGGCAATAATTTCTATCTTAGCGCAAACTCGGGCAGCGGTTACCAAGACACCACAGACGCTACGGGGGACGCCACTGAAACCCGCCCGCGCAACGTTGCGCTTCTAGCCTGTATCAAATTCTGAGGTCCGTCATGCAAGTATATCAAACAGATCACCAAGGCTTCTATGTCGGCCCAGCCACTGCTGATCCAGATCAGCTTGATGTGGGAAACTGGATTATTCCGGGGGGTTGCGTCACAGAACCACCTCCGACAGTCGGGGAAAAACAATTAGCCCAGTGGGTTGATGGGGCGTGGATTATTACGGATGTCCTTGACCTTGCAGATACTGAGCCTGATCCAGTATTGCCGCCAACTCAAGAAGAGCAAAAGGTGTCACGGGCAATGTCCTATCACAGAGAAGCCGACCCGCTGTTCTTCAAGGCCCAGCGCGGCGAAGCTACCCTTGAGGAATGGCAAGCCAAGGTCGCAGAGATCAAAGCCCGCTTCCCCTATCCGGCGGCATGATCGTGAGCCCGGAGATCATATGGAGCGCGATCCTGACCGCCGCGCTCGGCGTCTCTGGGTTCATTCTCAAGGCGTTCTATGCCGAGCAACAACGACAACAGATCCTCCTGAATAAGACCCGGGAAGAGCTGGCGCGCGACTATGTGACGCGCGTCGATATGCACGCCGACATAAATCGCGTCATCACGCGCATCGACAACTTGGACGCCAAGATCGAGCGCCTACTGGATCGGCTTGTAAAATGAAACTCAACCTAGACAAGGATCAGCTCATCATAATCTGCATTCTTGTTCTGGGGTTTCTTTTAGCCGCAGCCACAGCGCATTCGCAGACGGTTCCAGATGTGGAGTGCCCAGAGGGCTACATCTGCACATGGTCGGGATCCGACGGGTCGGTCAATACGACGGGCGAGATGACGACGACCGTGATCTCCCCTCCGCCGTCCGCTATTTCGCCGCAGTTCAGCGCGGGCGCGGGGAATGACATCTGCACCGTCGGGGTCTCCGCCGCCGTCCAGACGCAGATCCTCGGCCTATCGGCAGGCAAGACGACGCGCGACATGAATTGCGAGATGCTCAAGAACGCGAAGGCGCTTTACGATATGGGAATGAAGGTCGCCGCCGTCTCGACCATGTGCCAAGACGAGCGCGTCTTTCAGTCGATGCTCGATGCCGGGACGCCTTGCCCCTACGACGGCATGATCGGCGAGGAGGCAAAGGCGGCGTGGGAGGCGGATCCCGAGCGCGCTGATCGCAACCCGAGGGGACATCTCGATGGCAAAACAAAGATGGGTCTGGGCGCTCTGCTTGGCGTTCTGGGGCTCCTCCTCGCAATCTGATCCTTACACCTACGGATCCACCGGCAACGCCGCAGCGGACGCGCTCTCGTGGGCCATGAGCAACGTCGTTCCAAACGTCCCGGGCTTGGACATCAGCGGCGTCTTTTATCAATACACGATCGACAAAGATCCTGCGGCGGACGCGCTGGTCCATGTGCAGAACGAGAACGCTCTGGGGACGGGCTACATCTTCCGCGAGACCGACGACTGGTCGGGCATCGCGGGGAACACGATCACAAAGGGCATCCCCGTGCCGAACATCCCGATCCAATACTGGGGCGTCGGATCCATCGAGCTCGAGGGCGAGGGCTCGATCTCGGACGCCTCGGTGATCTACGCCTACCGGGTCGACCAATGCGCCAACCCGCAGTCGAGCCCTTCGTGCGAGGGCTATGTTCCCCCGGCGACGCCGGTGACGATCGAGGAGCAAGAAGCCTACGACGCCTTAGAGGACGACGCCTATCGGATCGCGAGCGCGAAAACGGATGCGGAATATCAAGAAGAAGGCGCGCCGGCCGAGGACCAGAGTGACGATAAGGAGCGCAAGGCGCGGCTCGAGCGCGGGCTCGCCGCATCGAAGAACGCGCTCGCCTTGGCCGACGGCATTTCTCAGGATGCTATTATCGCCTCAATGGGGTATACTTCTGACATGGCCGTCTATTACGCCGCGCAGTTAGAGGGCGGATCTTATGCCGACGCGCCTATGCTCGTCGACGGGAAGATCCCAGAAAACAAGCGCGGGCTACGGAATGGCCTAGCTCAACAAGTGCTGCACGAGCAACTGATCGGCTCGCAGTATCAATAGGAGACGCGCAGATGAAACACCTCGCAACCGCTCTTTTGGTCGTCTTACCGCACATGGCGCTGGCCGAGGGCGTCCAGATCGAAGGCAATGTTCAGGCCAAGTGCATCATCCGCACCGATCGCACCGGCGTTTACGGCAACCCGACGGCGGACAAATTAAGCGCGCTGGCAGCGGACGGCGGCGTCACGCCGATCATCCGCTACGACGTGGCATTGGCGGGCTACTACATCGCGCGCATCACGCACCCGACAGCCTTCTCGACCAGCCCGACCTTGACCGACACCGTCGCATGGTCTGGGGGTGCGTCGGTCTCGAGCGTATCGAGCGCGCAGATGTCGGCATATGATGCGGCGAAGGTCGAGTATGATGCGACGACCGAGTTCGATCTGACCGTCGCCGGGACGACGTGGTTCAAGGTCGATAGCGCGGCAGAGTATGGCTATAACAAAGCCTTCCCCGCCGGAACCTACCGTGCCGTCATTCAAGCGGACTGTATCGCAAAATGAAACGGACCGCCGCAGCCCTGATCTTGCTTGCAACGGGCGCGGGCGCGCACGAGATGACACCGGCTTATCCAAAGCTCCATCAATCGGCGATGGCGCAGATCATGCAGGCCGACCTATCCCTCTTTAACGCGCGAGATGACGTCGAGTATTACGCGATCAGCGTGCTCGATGCCGAGATGAACCCGGTCGTCTTCGCCTCGGCCCAGCGCGTGATGCACGTCCCCCCGGGAGGCAGGCAGGACTTCGAGATCTACATCAGAGAGGACGACATGGCGCGCGTCGTCTACGTCTGCACCACCTCGATGCTTCGAGCTGGGCAGGAGGACAACGCGACCATCTCGTCTCGGATCTGCTCCCGGCTCGATGGAGAGCGCGCATGAAGCGGCTCGCGCTGATCTTGGCGATGGCAGGAGGGTCCGCGCAGGCGGACAGCACCTCTCTAGCGTTGCAGCTCCCCTCCCCGTCGATGAGCTATCAAAGCGACAGCTTCCGCGCCGGTGATCTGGATTGCTCGATGGCGATCGGCGGCAGCACGAACCTCGAGGTCGGCGTGCTGGGCGGGGTCAACAATCTCGGCGGATCTGATCTAGCGCCGCAGACAAAGGACATCGGGATCTTCGCGCGGCTTGTGATCCCGCTCAACGCGCCCAAGTCTCGCCTTGATTGCGAGCAGCTCTATCTGCTCGAATTGCAACAGCGGCGGCTCGAGATCCAACAGCTCCAAGCAGAGCTCGAGGCGATGAAGGCGCTCCAAGACGAGCAGATGGATTTCGAGCCATGACGGATCTGGGCGAGGCGCTCGAGGAGATCGAAGGGCTAAAGGACAAGGGGGTCACCGTCCTCGGCCTGCGGATGACGCCTGCGACGATCGCCGCCGCCGTCGCGCTTTTGTCCACCGTATGCGGCACGCTCTATGGCGGGTTCGTGATGTATCAGAAGGTCGAAGAGGTCGCGGGCATGGATCTTGGGGCCTATCAACAGCAGATGGAGATCATGGACGCCAAGGTCCAAGAGGCGCTCGATTACGCGCGCGACATCAAGAACGGCTTGAAGGACGACATAATCCAGCTCGAGAAGCAGGTCGACCGGGCCGAAGATGCCGTCAGAACAAACGAAGAGAAGGTCCGCACCTTGATCGACGACGCCGAGAAGCGGTTCGAGACCCGGCGCGACCAGCTCCGAATGTCACAAGACCAAGATATGAAAGAGCTCGAAGACCGACTAAATGGAAGATTGCAGCGGGCTCTAGACAACCCGCTCGCGCAATAGGGGATAAGGGAATGCTAAAACTTGAGAGAGTGCTCTGGCTGGTCTTCGCCGCCGCTATCGTCGCGATCTTCTACTTTTCCGCAGATGGGTTCTATCGTTACCCCTGCCAAGACCCAGCGCGCTGGTCCGCGCCTGAATGCAACCCGCCAATGTGCACCGCTCTCAAGTCGTGCACGAGCGACCTGATAGGAGGACAAGACATTGCCCAATAAAAACGACGCAGACCTG